CGGAACTCAGGGTCTTACGGGTGCACAAGGTATTGCCGGATCGAATGGTTTGAATGGTGCACAAGGTATTGCCGGATCGAATGGTTCGAATGGTGCACAAGGTATTGCCGGATCCAACGGTTCGAATGGATCGCAGGGTGCGCAGGGTGCTGTCGGATCCAACGGAACCAACGGATCGCAAGGCGCGACGGGTGCAACCGGTCCATCGACCGCAATCAATGCTTCCGCATATTCGTCGGGAACGCACTATCCGGTCATGGTCGCAGGAACGGGTACCAACCAGACTCCTCGCGCATGTACCTCCATCTTCTACTACTCAGCCGGTACCACATACTCGACCGACTTTGCCGCAACCTCGGATGCTCGCCTCAAGACCGTTCTAGGATTCGTGGATGGCGCAGTCGAGATTGTCGAGCAGTTGAACGGTATCAAGTACGTCTGGAATGACCTCGCAGCAAATCTAGGCTACGAGAGCAGTCATCCGGGTGGAGTTGAACTCGGTGTCCTCGCGCAAGAAGTCGAGGCTGTATTGCCAGAAGCAGTCTATAAGGACGATAAGGATTATCTCCATGTCTCCTATGACAAGTTGGTTCCTGTCCTGATTGAAGCTATCAAGGAATTGAATGCTCGTATCAAGGTTCTGGAAGCGGCGAAGGAATAATCCATGGCAACGGTAGGCTCTAATCCAACTCTACTATCTTCCGTGAAGTCCGTCTTTGGCGGCGCAGCCACCATGCTCGGATACTATCGCGGTGGAAGCAATGTGAAGAACATTGCTAACGCATATCCTAGTGTTGCGCAGTCTGGAACACTCAGCCTATTGTCGTTTGCGGGTGTGATCAATCCGACTACGTTCCTTACTGCTAATACGGACGCATCAGATTCTCAGAACGATGGATCCGGAGCAGATGCGGGGATTTATGCGGGTAATGAGTACGGAAGTAACATACTTCATACTCCCAATGGTGGTAATCCCACATGGCTATTGGCGGGAAATCGTGGTGACTATGAGATTCAATTGACAAAAACTTCTGGAACCACTCCTACCGGAAGTGCTGTCAATACATGGTTCAATATGGGCAGCACTGGCATTACGTGGTATCTCTCTCAGACACCAAATAACGGCAGTAAGACCTTCTATGGGCAATTGAAGATTCGTATGTCAGCCTCGCCACAGACGATTCTGAATACCGCAGGCGTGTATCTATACGTCTTCGCAGCATCAAACCAGTGTCCTCAGTGCTGCTTCACGCCAGATACGCTTATCTCCATGGGCGATGGAACGACCAGAGCAATCGCAATGGTCATGGTTGGCGACGAGATTCTCGTTCGCGGCGGAACGAAGCGAGTCACGGAAGTCATCACTCGGACGAATCGCGTCATGTACCAGATTCAGTTCGCAGATGGTCGCGTCCTCAATGCCTCGGAAGACCACCCTCTATACGTGGTGGACAAGGGTTACGCAGCCATCAACCCCGGTGTCGGTGGAGACTACAAGGACTTGGGTATTCCGGATCAGTTGTACGTGGGCGACCTTGTACTCGACTCGGAAGGCAGAGAGAATCAGATTGTCGATATCATTGACCTTGACTATCCAGAAACGGTCTACACCTTTGCAGAATCGGAGTTCTACGCGAACGGAATGCTCGTCTACTAATTCCCTAAATAGGTGGAATCCTCAGAGGAACCTCCATGTACGCAGAACTTACCATTGATCAGGGCGCGACTTTCTCCTCGGTCATCAATCTAACGAACGACGACAATTCGGTGATTGATATCACCAATTCCACGTTCTCAGCCGAAATTCGCAAGTCGTATTACTCGACCAATGCGACAGCCATCATTACCGTGACCAAAGAAGACGCTGCCAACGGCATCGTTCGGCTCGCCATCCCTGCGGCTAACACAGCCAACATCAAGCCGGGACGCTATCTCTACGACCTCAAGATGACCGATGTATCCAATGTGACTGTGCGCGTCATTGAAGGCATTGTGACGATTACGCCACAGGTCACTAGATGAAAGTAGAGATTAAGTCTCAGAACAAAGTCGGTAAGGTTGAAGTTTCTCCGGTAGCATCCGTAGGAACCGTCAGCATCAAGACCGGCGTTCCCGGCGCATCAGGCGTTGCGGGAAATACCACTATTGTCAGCGATAGCTTTGTCGCAGGCTCGTCTGAGACTACCTTTCAACTCAGCTATCAGCCGTATGGCACCGATTTCGTCATCGTCACGCTCAACGGTGTCGTTCAGGTTCCGGATACTCACTACACGATCAGCGCAAATACTCTTACCTTCACACAGACACCCGACGAAGGTGATGTGGTCGAAGCCCGTATCTTCACCTCTGTCGGTATCATCGACGGCGTTCAGGGTGCGACCGGTGCACAGGGTTTGGTCGGCAGTGGAACACAAGGCGTACAGGGTGCGCTCGGAATTCAGGGTTTAGCCGGTGAAGACGGATTCATTGGTTCAGACGGTGCGCAAGGTGCGCTCGGTGTCCAAGGTTCGCAAGGCGTTCAAGGACTCGACGGAACGGCTGTCGCTCAAGGTGCGGTTGGCGCACAGGGAACCGTAGGTGAATCTGGCGCACAGGGAGCCGTAGGCGCAGGCACTCAGGGTGCGCAAGGTGCGCTCGGAGTTCAGGGTATCGCGGGTGAAGATGGATTCATCGGCTCTGACGGCGCACAAGGATCTACCGGTGCACAAGGATCTACCGGCAGTGACGGTACTCAAGGTCTGACGGGATCACAAGGACTCACCGGATCGCAAGGTCTGACCGGAACTGGCACACAGGGACTCACCGGATCGCAAGGTTTGACGGGTACTCAGGGTCTTACCGGTGTTCAAGGCTCGCAAGGCGTTCAAGGAATCATCGGCATCCAAGGTGTCCAAGGTCTAATTGGTGTTCAAGGTCTGACGGGAACACAAGGACTCACCGGAACTCAGGGTTTGACAGGCTCGCAAGGTCTGACGGGTGTACAAGGCACGCAAGGTGTACAGGGACTAATCGGAACGCAAGGTCTGACCGGAACACAGGGTTTGACTGGTGTGCAAGGTTCGCAGGGTGTCCAAGGCACTCAAGGTGTCCAAGGCATTCTCGGTGAACCCGGTGATCAGTACGTCACAACCTCGTCCACTTCACTTCTAATTTCCGTCGCGCAAAAGACGCTGACGGTAGACACTGGCTTGGCTTACTCTCCCGGTCAGACGGTCATCATTGCATTCAATTCTGGCAATTCGATGGAAGGTGTCGTCAACTCCTACAATGCCGGAAACGGACAGTTGGTGGTGGACGTATCTTCTGTACTAGGATCCGGCACCTATACCTCATGGAGCATCAACCTCGCAGGAACTCCCGGTGCGACCGGTCCTCAAGGCACAACGGGTCTACAAGGCACACAGGGTCTAATCGGATCGCAAGGTCTGACGGGAACACAAGGACTCACTGGTGTTCAAGGTTCTCAGGGACTCACTGGAACTCAAGGTCTAACCGGCACTCAAGGTCTGACGGGATCGCAAGGTCTGACAGGATCACAGGGACTCACCGGAACTCAGGGTTTGACAGGCGTTCAAGGATCGCAGGGTGTCATTGGAACTCAAGGTCTGACCGGAACACAAGGACTCACTGGAACTCAGGGACTCACTGGTGTTCAGGGTGATCTAGGTACTCAAGGTCTAACCGGAACACAAGGACTCACCGGAACTCAAGGTTTGACCGGAACACAAGGACTCACTGGAACTCAGGGTCTAACTGGCGTTCAAGGTTCGCAGGGTGTCATCGGCATACAAGGTCTAACTGGAATTCAGGGACTCACTGGCACTCAAGGTCTAACTGGAACTCAAGGTTTAACTGGAACTCAAGGTCTGACCGGCACGCAGGGACTCACTGGTGTTCAAGGTTCGCAGGGTGTCATCGGCACACAAGGTCTAACCGGCGTTGGAACTCAAGGAACCATCGGAACGCAGGGTGATCTAGGAACTCAGGGTGCTACGGGCGCAGGAACTCAAGGCACTCAAGGTGCTACGGGTGCAGGCACTCAAGGCACTCAAGGTGTCCAAGGTCTTACCGGCACAGGAACTCAGGGTGCGCAAGGTGTTCAGGGTCTTACCGGAACTGGAACTCAAGGTGCAACGGGTGCGGGAACTCAGGGTGCACAGGGTTCTCAGGGTGTCATTGGAACTCAAGGTCTAACTGGCATCGGCACGCAAGGCACTCAGGGTGTCCAAGGTCTGACGGGTACTGGAACGCAAGGCACAATCGGAACTCAAGGCGACCTAGGAACTCAAGGCACAACGGGTGCAGGCACTCAGGGTGCACAGGGTTCTCAAGGTGTCCAAGGTCTAATTGGTACAGGCACGCAAGGTGCACAAGGCGTTCAGGGACTCATCGGCACAGGCACACAGGGTACACAAGGCGTTCAGGGTGTTCAGGGTCTTACGGGTGCGCAAGGCGTACAGGGAACCTATGGTGAAAACGGTGCGGTACCTTATTCATTCAACTCTGCTACGGCTGACGCTGACCCCGGCAACGGAAAGTTTGCGTACAACAACGCAACGCCTGCGAGCGTCACGTTCATCTACATTGATGACCTCGACAACGAAGGTCACGACAAGACCGCATGGTATGCGCAGTGGGATGACTCGACTACAACTTCGCCAAAGGGTTACTTGATTGTTCGCGGATCGTATGGTTCTGCGACTTCTCAGGTATTCTCTATAACGGGTGCCGTCACAGACGCAGCCGGATACTTCAAGATTCCTGTTGCGCATCTGAGCGGAACGAATCCTTCTAATGGAACCATCAAGTCCATCGAATTCTCGCGGACGGGTGATGCCGGTGCGCAGGGAACGCAAGGTGTTCAAGGTCTGACGGGTACTGGAACTCAAGGTACTCAGGGTGTTCAAGGTCTGACGGGTACTGGAACGCAAGGTGCGCAGGGTGTCCAAGGTCTGACCGGCGCAGGAACGCAGGGAACTCAAGGTGCACAAGGCACAACGGGTGTCGGTACTCAGGGTGCGCAAGGCGTACAGGGACTCACAGGCGCAGGAACGCAAGGTGCACAAGGCACAATCGGTACTCAGGGTGATCTAGGAACTCAGGGTGCTACGGGTACGGGTTCGCAAGGTGCACAAGGCGCGACGGGTACTCAAGGCACTCAAGGTGCGAATGGTGCGCAAGGTGTTCAAGGCGTACAGGGACTCACTGGCACAGGAACTCAAGGCACAACGGGTGCTATTGGTCCGCGCACGATTTCGTTCCTGATTTCGGGCGGCGGCGCAGTCATTACGACAGGCGCAACCGAAGCCGCTCAGACGAAGGGCTACATCTATACCTCGCAGACGCTTGTGGTGGATTCGTGGACGATTCTATCGAATGCATCCGGCAGCATTGCAGTCGATGTATGGACAGGAACGTATGGCGCATTCCCAACATTGGTGATCGCATCCGGAACGAATGAACCACTACTCTCAGCAGCATCCAAGAACACTGGATCAAATACGGGTTGGGGTGTCACGCAGTTCAATGCGGGTAACGTCATTCAGTTCCGTGTCAACTCTAATCCTACGGTGACTGTCTCGGATGTTACGGTGGTGATGAATGTTATTGCTACAACATGATAGGGTGATCTGAAATGCCTGCTCCAACTTTTCGTGCGAACTCTACTATTGTCTCTGGTTTGGGTAACATCACAATTACCTATCCGGCAGGATATGCTGCGAATGACATTCTTGTTCTTGCGCTAGAAGGCGCAAACCAGTCCAACGCGCAGGCTCACACCAACCTGACGAACAACAACTGGATTCGTGTTGCGAACTCTAACGTAACACAAGGAACTCTCGGTGCGACAACGGCTACTAAGGTTGACATTTGGTGGCGGCGAGTAACTTCGAACTCAAACACCGCAGTAACCATCGTTGACTTTGGTGATCACACGATTGCTGTCATGGCAGCGTTCTCAAATTGCGTAACGACGGGTGATCCATGGGATACAGGCACGGCTGCGGGTGTAAACGTTGTCGTCGGAACTGCAACCTCTCAGGTCACGTTCAGAAACGTCACAACCTCAGAAGCGAACACGCTCGTCCTGAACTGGATTACTTCTCCGCGTGACGCTGCCGCAGCGCATATCAACGCATCTCCTATCATCATTACTTCTCCTTCGGGCGACGAAACCGATATCACTGAGCGAATTGATTGGGGTGCGACCCAAGGTAACGGTGGTTCGATTGCGCTGCTCACCTATCGTAAGCCGTCCGCAGGACAGACCGGCAACCTTCGCGCCAACACTGTCACATCGACTACAGGCGCGTTGTGGACGGGCGCATTGCGAGGAATTCCAGACCCACAGGCAAAGCCATGGGCGCGGTCGGTATTCATCTAAATACCGGATAACACCGGAAGAACAACATGCCAAACAAGCCTACATCCAAACAAATCTCGCTCGGCACCGGCAATACGCTAGACACTATCGTATACGCGAACGGTGTCATCAATGCGGTCGAGATTCAGGTGGGTGGCGTTCCAGTCATCAACTCCGAGGGCTATTTCGTCGGCACAGGCGGCGGCTCGGGTAACGATGGCGCACAGGGAGCGCAAGGCGTACAGGGAACAGGCTATGTAGGATCAGACGGTGCACAAGGCGCACAAGGAACAGAAGGATTTGTTGGTTCGGATGGTGCACAGGGCGTACAAGGTCTTACTGGCACAGGCACTCAAGGTCTTACTGGCACAGGCACTCAAGGTCTGACGGGCGCACAAGGCGTACAGGGTCTAGTCGGCGCAGCAGATCAGGATACGCTCGACGGTAAGCGTAATCGCCATGGCTTCCCCTATGACATGGATGATGGATACGAAGTCACTCTATCCTACTCGCGAGTCAATAGACAGGTCACGATCACTCCCATTGGCGCATCGTGGAATGTTTGGATTCATGGTGTGCGCAATGAATTCAATACACCGTTAGTTTCCGTCGCACATACGACTGCCACTCAGACTCACTACGTCTACTTCGACGGAGTGACGGGTGTACTCACAACTAACACAAGCCCATGGAACATTCTGCGCGATGTGCCGGTCTGTGCTATTGTCTACAATGGAGACATTGAGCAAGAGACATTCGCACTCTTCGAACTACATACCGCAGATCGAAATCTTGAGGTTCACTATCGTCTTCACTTTGGCGACGGCACGAAGATCGCTTCGAAGCCGGGTGCGCCTGTGTTCACGAACTGGACGACAGGTTCGGACACTACTGCTGCCGTTACATGGGATGCGACAGCCGTTCGCATTCTAGACGAAGAAATTGAACTACAGACAGGCACGATCAGTGGCGACTCTGCGACTGCGTATCGTGTGCTATGGAAGAGCAACACATCAGGCGGCTTCATCACCGAAGTCAATGCGTTCGCAGACACTAAGGGCATTCCGTTCCTCACGAACGGCAGCGTCATCTGTTGGAACCAGTTGAGCGGAAGCGATTGGCTCAAGACTCCATTGACCAATGGGCAGTACGTCAACATGTACCTCTGCGCGACGACCGATATCACGCAAGCAAACCGTTACTTCCTCGTCGCAGGACAACGTTTTCACACCGTACTGGATGATGCACTGGATGAAGCTCCTTCCGTTCTCGTATGGAGTGGCGCATTCCCCGAAGAACTCGTTGTTCTCGGCAAGTTCACCTATCAGCATCTAGACACGAACTCGACTAACACTCATAAGGCATTGCTGAGTGCGGTCGAAGTTGTCTATGACAACTACGCAGTCTCTACTGTTACGGGTCAAGCCGGTCCTATTGGTCCGCAGGGTGAAATCGGCGTTCAAGGCTCGCAAGGTGTTCAAGGTCTAGACGGTCAGTTCGCAGGGCAGGGTATCACAGGTGCACAAGGACCGCAGGGTTCGACCGGTACACAAGGTCTGACAGGTACTCAGGGACTTACGGGTGTTCAAGGCTCGCAAGGTCTGACGGGTACTCAGGGTCTTACCGGCGTGCAGGGATCGCAAGGTGTCATCGGCACTCAAGGACTTACGGGTGTTCAAGGCTCGCAAGGTGTCATCGGAACACAAGGTCTGACCGGCGTGCAGGGATCGCAAGGTGTCATCGGCACTCAAGGACTTACGGGTGTTCAAGGATCGCAAGGTGTCCAAGGTCTTACCGGCATTGGCACCCAAGGAACGCAAGGTGTCATCGGCACTCAAGGTCTGACCGGAACGGGTACTCAAGGAACGCAGGGTGCGACGGGTGCAGGAACTCAAGGTCTGACGGGTGCGCAAGGTGTCCAAGGCGTTCAAGGTGTCATTGGAACACAAGGTCTGACCGGAACAGGTACTCAAGGTCTGACCGGAACTCAAGGTCTTACGGGTGTGCAAGGCGACCTAGGAACTCAAGGCACAACGGGTGTAGGTACTCAGGGTGCGCAAGGTGCAATCGGTATACAAGGTGTTCAAGGTGATCTAGGTGTACAAGGCGTAATTGGCTCTGGCACTCAAGGCGCAACGGGCGCAACGGGCGGCGCGACTGCCGCAGGCGCAGACACGTACATTCAATACAACGATGGTGGTGTGCTAGGTGCATCAGCCAACCTCACGTTCAATCTTTCTTCTAATATCACTTTCATGTATAAGGCTGAAATTGATACGACCATTCGATTGAACAATCAGGCAGAGATACCCGCCGCTCCACCCGCAGGAAATGTCTCCATCTTCGGTCGCTCGGTGGGTGGACGCATGATGCCTGCGTTCATCGGTCCTTCGGGACTCGACTCCGCACTACAGCCGTTCATCGGACGTAATCGTGTCGGTATGATTCAGTGGTCTACGACAGGTGCGTTCGCAAACGTCAACTTTGGTCTGCCTGTTCCGACGTATACCGGAACGGTGAACGCAAGGGTTGTCAACCCCGCGACTCTTTACCTCTCCACCCGAAGAGTCGGATTCGTATCGGCGGCAACTGCGGGTTCCAACGCAGCCGCACGTATCGCGACGGCTCAGTATCTTCGCGGTAACACCGCAGACATGGGTGGATTCACCTTCTGCCACAGATTCGGTGTGGCTGACGCGGCTCCTGTTGCGAATGCGGTCATGTTTGTGGGTCTACACCCAACGACTGGTCAGATCGCGAACAACACAAACACCGCAGCAATGGTGAACGTGATTGGTGTGGGACAGGTTCCACTGTCCAACTCGCTACACATCATTACCAACTCTGCATCCGGTGCCGCGCACATCATCGACACTACGCTTCAATGTAATGTCGGCAACACCGCACTATGGGATGTGACAATGTTCGCCGCGCCTAATGACGATAAGGTTCAGTTCGCGATTCGAAACCTCGCGAACTCTTCACAGACCTTCTCCACCACAGTTACTTCTAATACCAACAATCTGCCGCTCGGCAACACCATCCTGACATGGCAGACTTGGAGAAGCAACAACGGTGCGGCAGCAGCAGTCGCAATAGACCTGATCAGTCTGTACATCGAAACAGACCAGTAAGGTGCAGTGGCTAAATAGTCACACGCACACCTATAGGATGAATCATGGCAGACTTCCCTTCTAATCCGACTATCGGCACGATCTTCACTTCCAACGATGGTACGTCTTGGGAGTGGGATGGCTATTCTTGGAAAGCGGGTGGTGGACTCGGCGGTGGCGGTGGAATCTCTGAGATTTTCGTATCCGCAAACTCCGCATCGACGGTCAATGCCAATGGATTGAACTTCATCAACACTGCGTCCGTTCTGGTCAGTGTCGTTCAGGGTGTTACCGGTAACGCTAATGTATCCTTCCATGCGAGCGGTATTCAGGGTGCGCAGGGTACACAGGGAACTCAGGGTCTTAGTGGTATTCAGGGTGTCCAAGGCACTCAGGGTGTGCAGGGAGTTCAGGGAATCCAAGGCACTCAGGGTGTACAGGGTCTAGACGGTCAGTTCGCAGGACAGGGTGTGACCGGCGCACAAGGTTCGACCGGTGTTCAGGGAACCGAAGGTTCAGCCGGTGAAACGATGATGTGGACGGATTCGTTCACGGCATCCGCAAACCAATCAGCATTCACTCTCAGCATTGCTCCGAATGACGAGAAGTATACCATCGTCACTCGCAACGGTGTTGTTCTTGTTCCGACGACTCACTACACCGTTTCCGGCACGACTCTTACTCTTACCTCTAACACTCAGCTAAACGATATTGTCGAAGCTCGTACCTTCGAAACGTTGGGTATCGGTGTTCAAGGTGTACAGGGTGCACAGGGATCGCAGGGTGTTCAAGGTGTACAAGGCACGCAAGGTGTCCAAGGCATACAGGGGTCTGTCGGCGTTCAAGGTGATCAAGGTATCATCGGTGATACTGGTCTACAAGGTCTGACCGGCGCACAAGGCACGCAAGGCGTACAGGGAACTCAAGGTGTACAGGGACAAATTGGTATTCAAGGTCTTACTGGCGCACAAGGTCTTACTGGCGCACAAGGTCTTACTGGCGCACAAGGAACTCAGGGTGTCCAAGGTCTGACCGGTATTCAAGGTCTGACGGGTACTCAAGGTCTAACCGGCGCACAAGGCACGCAAGGTGTTCAAGGTCTGATCGGTGTGCAGGGACTCACAGGAACTCAAGGTCTGACCGGAACTCAAGGTTTGACCGGTGCGCAAGGCACACAAGGACTCACCGGAACTCAAGGTTTGACTGGAACACAGGGACTCACCGGAACTCAAGGTCTAACCGGTGTGCAAGGCGTTCAAGGTGTCCAAGGCATCATTGGTTCTCAGGGTGTTCAGGGTGTAATGCAGGATATCTCCGGTAAGGTGAACAAAACCGGCGATACGATGACTGGCGCATTGTCGTTTGACATTGCCGCAAACAATAATCACATGTACGGCAGCGCAAATAATAAGGGCAACTTCGCGCTGCTCTTCGGTGCTGCGTATGACGGCACCATTACTCCACAGATTCGCGGATGGGATTATCTCGCGACGGGTGGACAAGCAGGCAACCTTTCCATCGGCACTGCGTCGAGCTACGGCAACACAGCCGTCATCTTCAATACACCAAAGGTCACGATGAGTGGTGATTTGGTTGTCAGTGGATATGGTGTGTATGCCGGTGGTGGGTTAGAAGTCCAAGGACTCTATCCGCAAATCAAGTGGTATCAGAGTGACGGCGCAGCTAACGAAAAGAATTCGGTCGTTCTTACGGACGGTGGAACGTGGGATTTGCGATTCTACGATGACACAAATTCGAATTACTCCTCACCTCTAGGCATCACTCGGTCTGGATATCTCCCATCCAACATGACTGTGAACGCAAACGTCATATTCTGGACTGCGGGTGAGCCTAATGCGACATTCTATCGTCCTTCAAAGAGTCCCGGTGTCGGTATCGGTCTTCTCTGTTGGGATGGACTAAATTCTTCCGACGCTCGCGTATCCTACGCTCGACTACAGACAGAAATTGTAGCCAACACCGCAGGCGCACACACCGGCACATTCCAAATTGAAACGTCTGTTGCGGGTGTGATGACGGCGGTTCTTTCGGCAAACGGCGCGAACGTTGGTATCGGCACAGATACGCCATCGTCTAAGTTCCGCGTTCTAGGTTCAGCCGCAGGAATGCACATCGGTTACAACGCAACCGACAACTACATTGACGGAAGCGTGACGTATTTCAGAACCTTTGGTGGAAGCCCTCAGATTAGCGTTGGCAGCAACCTAGCCTCTAACATTGGCGTGAACATCGACACCGCAGGCTCACAACTTACCCTGCGCGAAACAGACGGTCCCGACCCGGCAGACAGAGCCATCGTTGAAGTCAATGGTGGCAACTTCAATATCTACACACACGACAGTTCGGCAAATTATTGGAGTTTACCATTCTCCGCGAATATCGCGACAGGTAACGTCACGATTGGAAACTGGTATGTCTCGGGTTCAGATAAGTCTGTGCGCAAGATTGCCATGTCCGAAGAAACCTTTACCTATGATGGTGACGCACTGGCGCATTACGGACTTTCATATTACTCAGACAGTGTAACCGGTGGTAGCACCGCAGCACTCGCGGGTTACTACGGCATCAACCTCTTTACGGCTGGTCAGAGAAGAGTGGAGATTGACTCGGGTGGAACACTAAACACTCGCGTAGATGGTAGCAACGTAGTCGCACTCGCTCTACGCAATGACACAGTGAGCCAATTGGCTAACACCACAATTCATATGGGCTTCAGCACATCTGGATATGGGTGGCGCATTACAAGCAACAACAACCCATCGTCTACCTACGCAGGACGCTTGGAGTTTTGGCGCGGCAATAGTGGATACAAGCTTTCAGCATTCCTTGAAAATGACGATAGATTCAATATGACCGGTGCTTCATCGTCGGCAAACTGGTCTGAAACTGTACCCGGTCTGACGAAAGGAACGATTCATCTAGGACCGGCATCAACAGATAACTACGGCTGCGCAATTACCTTCGGTGCGTCTGACGCAAGCGATGGTCTGAATGCTCAAGCAGGCATCTATACCCGCACTGACGGTTCTTATGGCACGAAGATGTATTTCGCTACATCGGATAACTACGTCACTGGTGCGTCGGTCAGAATGTCCATCGACCACAGTGGTCATGTTTATGTCAGGACGGGTAACTTCCACATTCCTGCGGGACAAGTTGCTTATCTGGATGGAACCACTGCTACCAAATACATCGGTGACAATGCTTCAAGCACGTATGGTGCGTTGAGAATCGGCGGTAATAAGGGTTCATACGGTGGATTCTACGATGTGTATTCCGGTGTGAATATGATGTGGGATAGCTCCGGTAACGGTGGCATGTATCGTGAAGCAAATGGACGATGGATGTTCTATCACAACATCGGCAACGGCTCTCTAGGCATCGGATCATCTACTACATCCGCATCCTATGCGGTCTATGTCAACGGTGCTATCTACGCAACGGGCGACATTGTGGCATTCTCGGATGCTCGCAAGAAAGAGAACATCTACACGATTGACTCCGCACTGGCTAAAGTCTGCGCACTTCGCGGTGTCTACTTCAATCGTATTGATGATTCTGAGAAGCGCAAGCAGACCGGTGTAATCGCTCAGGAAGTTCTGGAAGTCGTTCCAGAAGTTGTTACGCACGCAAACACAGAAGATAAGGAAGGTAACACTGGCGAAGAGTATGGAGTCAACTACGGTGCGCTTGTCGGCGTGCTGATTGAGGCAGTGAAGGAACTCAACGCAAAGGTTGACGCACAAGCAAAATTGATTGAGGAATTGAGAAATGGCAAACACTAATATCACGTTCACATGGTACGATGAAACCGCGAACACCACCGATTTGTACGTCCATGAAATGACGACAGATGACATGGACCGTATCATCGAAGCGGGTCGTCGCATCTTCGGCACGATGAATGCCGAAACGATGACGCTAGAACTGGCATCCCGAAACAAGTCTCGCAAGAGCATGTCCAAGGAAGCCCTGCGCCTCTGGAAAGAGCGTGCGCGGCAGGAAGAAATCATCGTCGCACAGGACGGTGTGGCTGCGAACATTCCTCCGATTGATTCTACGGAAATCTAACGATGGCACTTCCGACTTCCGTACTTGGCATGGGCGCAATTCAGACAGAGTTTGGTGGTTCAAACCCAATCGCGCTGTCTGAATACTATGGCGTGAATGCCAATGTCGCAAGTTCGGGACAGATTCGAATGGCGCAGTTCCTAGGAATCTCAAACGCTCCTGTTGTTACGTTGCCTGCGAATACTGCTATTGCGGCAATAGACGTATACCCTGCTACATCCAACGCATACATAAGGTTTACGTCTGCGGGAGGATATCAGGGTTCCGGTTTTGCCTCTGGAACTTGGTTGACTTCTGGTTCTGCTTCGCAGGTAGATATTCACCTAAGATATTCCAGTGGAAGTCACAATCCTTCCGGAGATGCGGTGAACTCATGGTTGAACCTTGGAACGTCGCGCCAATGGCAGTTGCTCAATCCAACAGACCAGACAATCAGAACCTCTAATATGATTCTCACATTGAGAGATGCTAGCACGTTGTCCAATTTGATATCGCGTACTGTGACCTTCTATTCTGAGAATGAGAAGTAACCATGCTGCTGTGTAAATCTCTGAAAATTCTAGTCTTACTGAATCCGAAAACTGGCTCACAGTCGCTACGGCAGTTGATGGTGTATTTGAATTCGACTCGCAGCATCTTCACGGTGTCTGAAATCGGATTGCGGAATAGCCGCATGTCTCGGTTTTCGGCATACTTTCCAAACGAAGACCTGACAGGATATCGCATTTTTGCTTTCTATCGTGACCCGCTTGAACGCTTTCTTTCCGGTATGGAACACCATCAGACGAAATTTCCGGTTGAGTTTCCGAGAACCATGAGCGTATCCGAATACCTGAATGCGTGTGGTGGCTTCACTCCACAGGTTCTACATCTGAATCCCGAAGGATATACTCTGGAACTCTTCAACTTTGAGGACTTCAACAATGAGGTAGTGCGCATGGCAGCGGAGTTCGGCTATACCATCAACGCTGCGCAAGTGCCTAAAATCAATGAGAGTGCCAATCGCAAACGGCGTTCGGATTTGACTGCGCAGGAGATTCAACTAATCAGGAATCACTATGACGCTGATTATCAATTCTTCGCAAGCAAGGGCATCACGTTTCCTATCTAAATAAGCAACCATGGCATACAATAAACCCACTGCTAATCAGATTTCTCTAGGTTCATCTACGAATCTGGACCAAGTTATCAATCCCTCTGGCGTGTGGATTGGTAGTCCTACGAATTTGCAGGGCGCACAAGGATCGCAGGGTGTGCAAGGGGTTCAGGGGGTTCAAGGTACCCAAGGTGTGCAGGGAGTTCAGGGCGCGACCGGAACTCAAGGTCTTACTGGTGCACAGGGACTCACTGGTGCACAGGGTATAATTGGTGTGCAGGGTGTGCAAGGCGTTCAAGGCACACAGGGCGTTCAAGGACCGGGAGGATTGACGACCACCGACGCAACCACCCTCGACTCTCTAGACTCGACCGATTTCGAAAGACGTTACCCACTCTCAAATACCGGCATGACTGCGGGATGGTACACGATTGCGGCTAACTTCGGTAGCCGCGCTTTCGGTAAGTTCACACTCATCGACCAGACTTCATCCGCGCATCAGAGTGTAAGCTTCGAAGCATCACACCACTATGGCGCAGGAAATGCCATTACTGTAACCCACAACGCAGCATTCTCAATCTCACCGTTCCGATACATTCGAATTATGGAAGGCGGCACCTATGACGGTGCTATGCTTCAAGTCTATGTTGACAGTACGATAAGTGGAACTGGTCTTGTCGTCATGACCGCAAATAACCAGATTGCGGGGTGGGTGGTCAAGTCATTCATTCCTGCGGCATCAGACCCCGGCACCGTAAACGTATTCGCTTCGCTGACCAATACAGCAGCAAACGTTGACCTCGACATGAATGGTGCGGGTAACAACATTCTTATCACCACTGGTAACGTCTATGCGGGTGGAGATACTACTCAGTATCAGGTCATTCACAAGGGATGTACGGCTGAACCGCTACAGTTAGGAAGTCTCGGTGTCGGCACGGCTGCGTCTGGAACAACCGGTGAAATCCGTGCGACCAACAACATCACCGCATACTACTCGGACATGCGCCTCAAGGATAAGCTATACAACATCCCCGGTGCGCTCCATAAGGTCATGTCGCTGTCTGGATTCTACTTCACTCCTAACCAAATCGCACAGGATTTCGGCTACGAACTCAAGCGTGAGGTGGGTGTCTCGGCGCAAGAGGTGGAAGCAGTCCTACCAGAAGCCGTTGCGCCTGCGCCTATCTCCGACGAATACCTGACCGTCCGCTATGAGAAACTGGTGCCGCTATTGATTGAAGCCATCAAGGAACTCAAGCAGGAGTTGGACGAACTGAAAGCCAAGGTGAACTGACATGCCAGTTCCTACCTATCCTAGCGCAATCACGCTGACCGATATTCAGACCGAATTCGGCGGCAGCAATCCGGCATCCCTGAACGAATACTACTCGGGTGGAACCTATGTCAGCAGTGGCATTGCGAACTCCACCGGCACGGTCATTCCTACGAGCGGCGCAATCAACTTCCTGAACTTCTCAGGTGCGGTTTCGTTTCCGGTTGACCCAACACAGCCTACAATACTAGACCACTGGCACGGTAAGTGGAGTTGGAATAACGAGTTGATGTATGATATGTTTGTGAGTAATAAAACAGGTCACATCTACGCTAGGTCGGTCAGCGCAAACGGCTTCTGGTGTCTGGATGGGTCGGGCGCAAAGGTGTTCGCGAACAATTATACTTCTCAGCAATATAGGTGGGCTACGTCTCAAAAAAATCCATATTACATCTACTGGAACAGTGGGAGTGGAGTCACGCTGCGTATTGGAAAATCCTCTAACACCGGAGTCATAGTAAAGCAATCCAACATCAATTGGGGAGCAGGCAATACTTCGGCTTACCCTTGGTCATTAGCACCAATATCCGGAACATCCAATGCGACCACCTCCGTATTCGGTGTATTCTCAAACAGTACCAATCTCGCTGCTGCCACAGGCACCATCTGTAAAATCAACGCGACGGATATGGTTACGGTTGAGTGGGCAAAGACAACCTCGGTCAGTGCCTCTGATTTAACATCCAATATTAGACCGACTTTTATCTTTGCCACAGGCGATGAGAGTCAGGTGATTGTTTCCGGTGCGAGAGGTACGAGCAATACCGTAGTGTTGGTTCTAGCCGCATCATCCGGAGCCACAGTACAGAGTTGGCAGACCGCGCCCCAGTATACTATGTTGCGCAAGCCAACGGCGGCTAACAATATCGCATTACAAAATACCTTTATGCTCAATTTGAAATCCAACACCGGAGCAAATGTTGCTAATCTATACATTTCCAATACATCGTGGAAATCAACCGGCGCGATTTATGGCTATGACGTAGACTACGATTCCAACATCTATTGCGCGGGTCGTAGAGTAGTAGGTGGCGGAGGCGCATATGAAGTTATGGTTGCGAAGTACAACACTTCTGGAACTCGACAGTGGCAAGTAAAGATTGCGCCTACGAACTCAGCGAATGGTTTGTTGGTTAACGGTTTCGCTGCCACCAATAATAGAGTTATCCTTCAACTAGAGGAATTCACTGAAACTTTTGATGGTAAGAAGTGGTATACGAGTAGTTATGGTGTGGTTAGGTATGTAAGTATCGACGCGGCATCCGGAAATACCGGAACCATTGGTGAGTATACCGTCACAACCGATACTACGAGCGTTTGGTCTGCGGGAACCGGAAACACTGGATTGTGGGCATATACGTACAGTCCAAGAGACACTTACGACTTTACACTGGCAGCTAATACCCTTGGCGGCGGAACCGCTAATGCGGGAACCTTCACGGCGACAGCACTATGATAATTTCACCAGACAAAACCAAGGTCTTCCTTGCTGTTACCAAGAACGGCTCAACCACTGTGGAGCATCTGTTGTCTCAGATTCCCGGTGTCATTCATCTGAACGACATGAAGGTAAGGCACGGAAATCGCTGCGACCTTCAATCTCAGACAGAACAAAATCCCCTGTTAGCGGGTATGGATGCTTGGGCAGTCGAGTGCTATGCGTTCATCCGTAACCCCGCAGACCGCTTCTTCTCAGCCTGTAACTACCTCAAGCGATTCCCGTATGCGCTCGTCAACCTGTTTCCAGAGAAATTCTCCATCGAAGAGTTTGCCATTCCTGCTAATGATTATCAGCGCAGATGGACTCTAGCCGAATGGTTTTCTATGCCACTGGCTCTCAGGGTGAGAATTCGCAATCTGACCGTAGAGGATTTTCTGAGCATTCCCCAATATCGACTCGGCTACGTCATGCGCGAACAGTGGCACTGGTTTGAGTCGGGAACAACAGGACTTCGCTATGACGACTTCCAGAACGAGACTCGCAGGCTAATTGGACTCTTCGGCGGCGATACGACGGTAAACATTCCAAACCTGAATGCTGCGGACGATTTTCCGACAGCCACACCATACGTCAAAACTCACGACATTTACATGGAAATGCACCGTCGATATGAGCTAGATTATCGACTATTAGAAGCATACGGCATAGACCACTAAAGGACACCACAATGAAAATTCGACCAGTCTACAACTTCCTCCTGCTGCGCCGCTCTTGGATTGGCGGCATCACCATCTACCCGTTCATCTTCTTCAAGCGCACTCGCGAGGAAGTGACCGACCGGCTGTTCCGGCATGAGTTGGAGCATATCTATCAGGTGCGGGAAGAGGGTTGGTTCCGATTCTACTTCACCTATATCCTAGAGTCCATTCGCCATGGCTATAAGGGTAATAAGTACGAAATCGCAGCCGACCTGTTGGAAAACACCCCTCTGACGGCTGAAGAGCGAGCATTGAAAGACTCCTAAATAGGATACCATCAAGGAGTTACCATGGCTAACCCAACCGACAGAACAACCCTCAAGGACTACTGCCTGCGCAAGCTAGGCTTTCCGGTCATTGATATCAACGTGGACGACGATCAGGTAGAAGACCGCATTGATGATGCGCTGCAAACCTATGCCGAATTCCACTACGATGCGACTCACGCCGACTACCTGATGATCAAGATGACTCCGGAAATGCTCGCGAACGGAAGCAATATCTCGTCGGCTCAGAATGCCAATGGCTCTATTGCGAACTCTACGTATTCATGGGTACCTCTGCCGGATAACGTCATGGGCGTATCCCGCATCTTCCCTCTCACCGGAACTACAGTCTCGGGTGGTGGAAGCTCGGCTGACTTCAACATCTTCGACCTGAACTACCAGTTGCGCCTGAACGAACTGTACGAATTCACCAGTTCATCCTACCAGTATTACTGGATTGCTCGTACCCACATCCGTATGCTTGAACTGCTACTGATCGGTCAGAATCCAATTCGGTTCAACAAGCACATGGGTCGCCTGTACATTGACATGCATTGGCGTGCGCCGGAAGTTCCGGCTAACACCTACATGCTGATTGAGTGCACCCGCGTTCTGGATCCGGTGGAATTCCCCAAGATCATGAACGACAAGTGGCTCAAGGAATATGCCACCCAACTGATCAAGCGTCAGTGGGGTGAGAACATGAAGAAGTACGGCAACTATACCCTTCCGGGTGGTATGGTCATCAACGGGCAGGGCATCTATGAGGAAGCTATTGCTGATATCGCTCGGTTGGAACTCCAACTCCGCGACACATGGGAAGAGCCACCACAGTTCTTGATCGGGTAATTCATCATGCCAACTAGCGTCTACTTCAACAACCAGAACGCAACTCGGGAGCAGATGCTCCTTGAGGATCTTGTCATTGAGAGCATTCGCAATCATGGCATTGATGTGTACTATCTGCCGCGCACTTCGCAGTCCATCCTCGACTCGCTGTTCGGTGATGATCCGGTCAAGTATTACGATCAAGCCATCAAGATCGACATGTATCTGGAAACCTTCCAAGACTTCGGTGGTCAGCAGGAATTCTTCTCCAAGTTCGGTCTACAGATTGAAAAGACGGCGCGGCTCGCAGTCGCCCGTCGCACGTTCGAAAAGTACGTTCCGACCGCACTGCGCCTGATTCCGAAGGAAGGCGACCTGATCTACATGCCTATTCAGCGAAAGCTAATGGAAATTAGATTCGTGGAACGCGACATGTCCTTCTTCCAGTTGGGCAAGGTGGTTCCTTACATGTACGGCTTGTCTCTTGAAACCTTCAAGTACAACGGCGAATTCCTCAACACCGGTATCGAAGAGATTGACGCAGTGGCAGACGAATCCGCACAGTCCATCAACTTCTACGTGTCCAACACATCCTACGGATCATCGGCAACCTTTGAGCGTGGAGAGGTTGCATTCCAAGGCGCAAGCCCTGCTTCCAACGTCTTCGGCATCGTGGTCAACTTCGACCGTCCCGCAGGCATTCTACGGCTGCGCAACATCCGTGGTGAGTTTTACGCGAATACGAACACGGCTAATACGGTTTCCGTTATCACTGGTCAGACCTCGGGTGCGACGGCTAAACTCACGACATACACCATCCTCTACAATGCAACGATTCCGCAAGGTGACGTTGCCGACAACGTAATCATCGAAGAGGAAGCCGGATCGTCTACGGGTGCGCCGGGAAGTGGCGTGATCGACTTCTCCGAGAACAATCCATTTGGTGAGCCATAATGCTAAACTATAACGGTGAACAGATTCACTACTATCACCGCATCATTCGTAAGCTAGTCGTTAGCTTCGGAAGCCTGTTCAACAACATGCGTCTGGTGCGCTATGCCAACGATGGTACGACTGAGATTGAGCGCATCAATGTGCCTCTCATGTACGCATCGAAGGAAAAGTTCTACATGCGCATCACGAACTCACCCGATTTCATCAATCCGGTGAACCTCACGCTGCCGCGCATGGCATTTGAAATGAACGGTATTTCCTACGATCCATTGCGCAAAGTCTCTAATCACACTGAGATTTTCGCAGCCGGTACGCCGCTCGGCTTGAAGAAAGCACGCTACACTCCGTATAACTTCGACTTCAACCTGTACTGCTTTGTCCGCAACACCGAAGACGGCGCACAGATCGTGGAGCAGATTCTTCCATTCTTCACGCCGGATTACACGGTGACTCTGGATTTCGTGGATATCAACGACATGAAGCTCGACGTTCCGATTGTGTTCAACTCCATCACCTACGATGACTCGCATGAAGGTGATACTGAGTCTACCCGTAGCATCATCTGGACGCTGAACTTCACCGCAAAGGGCTACCTCTTCGGACCTATCGGTGACATTCGCCCCATCAAGAAGTCCATTGCCAATATCTACGACAACACGTTTGAGAACAATCCTGTCAAGGAAGTCACGCTCGGCACAGGCACCGGAGACTATAAGTACAATGAGTTGGTCTTCCAAGGGCGCGATGTATCTGAGGCTACAGCCACCGGCTACGTGCGCACATGGGATAGTACCGCGAACACCCTGACCATCTATGACACCAATGGCGACTTCAAAGCCAACACGCTGCTTGTCGGCGCAGTCTCGGGAGCTAAGTACAACGTGGCTACCTACGGTGTAGCGAACTCCATCCTCGCGCAGATCACGGTTCAGCCGATTCCTTCCGATGCCAACACGGAAGCCGAAGCGTTTGGTTTCTCCACCAATATCAGAGAGTACATGTAATGAGTGAAGTTGAACAGAACCTTGCCACGATTCTAGAGATAGAATCAGAGGAACGGGTTGTGATTGAGGGTGAGTTGGTGGTCGCAGAGGAACACGCTGTCGTAACCGTCACCGAAGATCCACAGCCTAACACTAATCGTGATGTGGAGTACGACTACGAGTATACCCGCAATCTCCATCGTGATCTTCTTGAACAGGGGCAGGATGCGCTTCCTGAATTGCTTAAGGTCGCGAAAGAGTCTCAGCACCCTCGCGCCTACGAAGTCGCATCCGGCTTCCTCAAGAACCTGTCAGATATGGCAGACAAACTCATGATCCTTCATGAGAAGAAGAAAGCTCTCGACGGTAAGGAAGGCGGTCCCGGTCCTTCGCAGCAGACCGTGAACATCGACAAGGCTGTTTTCACCGGATCCACGGCTGACCTATTGAAGCAGATCAAGAACAAGTAAACCATGGTCGATATCCTAAATTTCAAGCCGTACTTGGGCAACAAGAAGCTCAAGCGTATTGGCGTAAAGCAGAGCATGACGCAGGCGCAAATGGACGAGTTTGCCCGTTGCGTCGATGACCCTGAGTATTTCATCAATCGCTACGTCAAGATCATCACTCTAGACAAGGGTTTGGTGCACATTGACCTGTACCCATACCAGAAGGACGCTATCCCTATCATCAAGGATAACCGTCAGGTCATCATCAAGGCGGGTCGCCAGATCGGTAAGACTACCCTGACTGTGGGTATCATTCTCTGGTACATTCTGTTCAACGAAGCGAAGACCGTGGCTATTCTGGCTAACAAGGCTAAGACCGCACGCGAAATTCTGAACCGTATCAAGGTAGCCTACGAGGAACTGCCACACTGGATTCAGCAGGGTGTCCGCGTCTGGAACAAGGGTGACATTGAGCTAGAGAACATGTCCCGCGTACTGGCTGACTCTACCGCATCCTCGGCAATCCGTGGTTGGTCTATCAACTTCCTCTATCTGGACGAATTCGCGTTCGTTCCAAACAACATTGCCGAAGAGTTCTTCACCTCGGTCTACCCGACCATCACCTCGGGTGAAACCGCGAAGATCCTCATTTCCTCCACCCCGAATGGCATGAACCACT